CAAAGCCAACTGAACCGGAAGTACCGGAAGAGACATGGCAGCAGAAATATAAGACCCTCAAAGGTATGTATGACGCTGAAGTGCCTCGATTGCACGCCGACCTGCGTGATCTTAAAAGCCAAGTGGATAACCTCCGCAAAGCCGCAGAGACCAAGCCAGTCGAGCCTGTAAAGCCCGCGAAAGTCGAGAAGTTGGTAACGGATGCTGATGTTCAAGCATTTGGTGAGGACTTGATTGAAGTCCAACGCAAGGTTGCCCGCGAAGTGGCAGCAGAGTTTCGAGGTGAACTCGACGCTATGAAAGCCGAAAATGAAAAGCTGCGCGAGCAGCTCAATACAACCGGCTCTCAAGTATCAGAGGCATCCTTTGAGCAACGTCTGTACCGTTTGGTACCAGACTTTCAGAAAGTTAACGCCGACGAACGTTGGATTGGCTGGCTGAATGAGGTTGACCCTCTGCTCCGAGCACCACGAAAATCTGTCGCACAAGAAGCGTTCAACCAAGGCGATGCCGAAGCCGTTGCACACTACATTGGGATGTTCAAAGCGAGCATCGCCCCTGCAGAGCAACCAAGCGATAAAGCCGCTGAGCTTGAAAAACAAATCCAGCCGCAGCGTTCTGCAGCTACTGCACCAGTTTCCCAGCAGGCTAAAACATACACGGATGCACAAGTCCAGAAGATGTTCCAGAAGTCTGTTGAACTGAGCGCAAAAGGGCAGCGCGATGAGGCAATGAAACTTGAAGCTGAAATTGATGCCGCTTACAGAGAAGGTCGCGTTCGAGCGTAATTTCTGAAGGCAGCATTTACCCAACCTGTTTTTTATTTAGGAGCTTAAAATGCCTGCTGTTTATCCCGTTACGGGCTCTGGTGCATTTGACACCAACCCTTCTTACTCTGGTGCCTTTATCCCCACCCTGTGGTCAGGCAAACTCTTGGCTAAGTTCTACCAGAACACCATGTTGTCTGAAGTCACTAACACTGACTACGAAGGCGAATTGAAGAACCAAGGCGATACCGTCCGTATTCGTTTGGCTCCTTCCATCAGCATCTCTGACTACACTGTTGGTCAGTCTTTGTCGTACGAAGTCCCCACTCCTATCTTCCAAGATATGCAAGTGAACAAGGGCAAGTACTTCGGCGTGCAAGTCAATGACGTGTTGGCCTATCAGTCCGACATGAACTTGATGAACATGTTCACAGAAGACGCTGCCAAGCAGTTGAAAATCTCCATCGAAAACGAAGTGTTCTTCAACAGCTTCGTGACCGAAGGCCCTGCTGCTCAAAACGAAGGCGCTACTGCCGGTAAGATTTCTGCTGCCTACAACTTGGGTACAGACGTTGCTCCTATCGACCAAGCTACTCCTGAAAACGTGTTGAAGTGTATTCTTCGCATGTCTACAGTCTTGGACGAGCAGAACGTTCCTGAAGATGGCCGTTTCTTGGTTCTCAGCCCATTCGATCGTCACCTGTTGATGCAATCTAACATCGCTCAGGCGTACTTCACTGGCGACCAGTCAAGCACCATCCGTACCGGCAAGATCGGTATGTTGGATCGCTTCAACGTCTATGTGTCTAACTTGTTGCCACGCGGCGAAGCAGGTAAGGCATTGGTCGCTGGCTTGTCTGCTACCTCTACTGGTGGCGCTGTCACCAACGCTAAGGCTCGTCGTTTGATGGTTGCTGGTACTAAGCATGCCACTTCCTTCGCGATGACCATTAACAAGACAGAACCCCTGCGTAACCAGACTGACTTCGGCGACATCGTCCGCGGTTTGGCTGTTTATGGCCGCAAGGTTGTTAAGCCTGAAGCCATGGTAACTGCTATTGTTGGCTCAGCCACCTGATAGTGGTATAAAGAGGGGGCCTTCGGGCCCCTTTTTTGTTTTAACCTTGGAGATAATATGACCGCTCTTGAACTGATGGAACGTCTCGGTGGCGAAATCCTGAACAATAAAATCCGTGTTTACATTGAAGGTGAGATCGTTATTGTTGCCCGTTTGGATGACCAAGACTGGGTTTTGACCGATCGTGGCGTTTTGCTGACTAACGAGCATTCCAATTTGGCTGTGGCCGAAGCTGCTACAACAAAAACTCGCAAAAGTAAAACACAACTGTTAGAATCTGTTGAAGTTACCGGTGAGCCAGAAGTTGGCCTCACACAAGCTACCGAATAAGGTACATCATGCAACCTCTGAGCGTTTTTTATTCCAGAATCTTGCCGTATTTACCCGGCTGCTCGGAGCCTTTGGTGAATCAGGTTTTGGTCAGTTCTGCGATTGACTTTGCTGAGTCTTCGTTAGTTCTGCGCCAGAACCTCGATTCATTCAAAACTGTCGCTGGTGTAACCCAGTATGACTTAGACCCGCCTACAGCAAACCACGAGATCGATCGTGTAATGAGTGTTGCGGTTGACGGTAAAGAACTCTCTGCTGGTCTGTTCGAAGCCATTCGCAACGACCTACCCACAGCACAAGCGAAGCCACGCGGTTTCTACACTGACCGCACTGACAATGTCTTTACGCTGAAGCTGTCCCCTCCACCTGATGGCAAGTACACCGTTGTGGTGGCCGTCACTTTACGTCCTGCGATCACTGCGACTCAGCTGGACGACGACCTGTTTAACACATGGAGTGATGCAGTTGCCTCTGGCGCTATCGCCCGTGCGATGCAGATTCCCGACCAACCCTTTACAAACTTTGCTCGAGCCCAGCAACTCATGGACTCTGTAGCACGCCAAATTAATTCTGCTCGCATTGAAGGAAACTACGGATCAGTTCGTGGCTCGATGCGCGTTCGCTATCGTCCTTTCGCTTGAGGTAAATCATGACCATTGCAGCACAATCAATCATCCGTCGTGTCGTTGAGACAATGCAGGACAACACGTCTGTGCGTTGGCCAGTGGCTGAACTTGTTCGTTACCTAAATGACGGTCAGCGTGAAGTGGTCTTGTACCGTCCTGACTCTATGGTGACTAACGCCACTGTGGCTCTAGTTGCCGGGGCGAAACAAGCTGTTCCTACTAACGGCTCCAAACTCATCGATGTGATTCGTAATACCGCTGGTACAAAGCGTTCTGTTCGCATGACCGTGCGTAACATCTTGGACACACAGAGCCCCAACTGGTACAACCTGACAGGCGTGACTGAGATTCTGCACTACATGTACGATGCTCGTGACCCCAAGGTGTTCTACGTATACCCACCAGCAGCCTCTACAGGCGCTTCTGTAGAGATTGTGTACTCTGCCTACCCAACTGACATCGCGGAGCCCGCTGATGGGGCTGTATACAGCGCTGTGACGGGTAATATCAGCTTGCCCGACATCTACGGCAACGTCTTGGCCGACTACATCTTGTACCGCGCCTACACCAAGGACAGCGAATACGCTGGTAACGCTCAACGCGCACAGGCTCACTACGCAGCATTCCAAGCTGCACTGACAACTGAGATGGCTGGTACAACAGGCGTAGCGCCTAAAATCTGAGGTGACACATGGCCGAGAAAATTAAACTCGTACAGGGCGACACCAAACCTGCGCTAGTCTGCAACATCACCGATGAAATCACAGGTAATGCGATTGCGCTCACTGGCGCTACCGTACTGCTTAAATTTCGAGCAGTTGGTTCTGCCGACCTGACTGCTACTGTGACTGGCTCCGTGACTGACGGCGCTAACGGCCAAGTTGCGTTCTACCCTGCTTCCGCTCCTGCTATGTTGCTGGGTGAAGCTGGCGACTACGAAGGCGAAATCCAGATCACATTTGTTGACGGAACAATCCAAACTGTTTACGACTTGTTGAAGTTTAAGCTGCGCGAGGACTTCTAATGGGCGTGACGGTTGTCAGAACTGCTCTAACGGCTTCAACGGCTGTTACAAGAGCAAGGGCAAGCGTCGTCATCGTAGCGCCTGTAGCCGAGACTTCGGCTGCACTTTTAGCTGCTGCTACTTCTGTTGTCGTTGCTGGTGCATCGGTGACTGTGATAGTACCTGCGGCTAACCTGAACTACATCGTTATGGTGCCCGCGGCGTACCTTGATACGTCTGGTCGGTTCCAGTACTTTGCCAATGAAGTCTTTGTAGCTGACGCATCGTTTAGAACGACGCAGAAAGCGCTGACTGATACGTTCGGGCAGACAGATTACATCACAAGTATTGACACGCAACTTGCCTACACTGACAGTGTGTCTCTGCCGGACTTCATCATCCGCACGCTTGAGTACATTCGTAATTTCACAGATACGACTACGCCGGTAGATGCGCTTAGCTACACCTTTGCCCGCCCACTGGCTACCTCTTTTGGGTTTACAGACGCTTCGTCATTTACGTTTCAACGGCCTGTGTCTAGCTCGTTTGGCAGCACAGACTTTGCGACGACACATCTTACTAAGGGTAACTTTGAGACTCTAACCGTCCCTGATACCCCGAGATGGTTAATACAAAAAGGTTTGACTGACAGCTTGAGTCACACAGACTCCACGGTAAAATCAGTTGCGAAGGGTTTGACAAACTCTGTAGCTACATCGGAAACGTTACTGAAGACGATTGGCCGAGTCATTACTGACGGCTTCGCGATGAACGACACCGCCGATTTGGTGGATGGTGTGACGTACCAGACCGTTAAGTACATTACGAACGTTGTCTTCACTTCTGACACTAGCACGAGGGCTTGGGATGCGAACAAAGCCGACTCGGTATCTTTGGCCAGCAGCGGCAGTTTGACTTCCCAAAGTTACTGCGATCTGTCATACTTCGCAGAAGACTACGTCGGTGAATCCCGAACATTTTCATAGGAGCTCCCATGCTAAACGACCAACTCAAAGTTACTGGCGACGTAGTCGTCGAAATCACCGGCTCAGATGGCCAAATCAAAGACCGCCGCGAGATCAAAAATCTTGTTGTGGGAACAGGTAAAACGCACATTGCTTCCCGCATTGTCGGCACGCCTACGGCGATGAGCCACATGGCTATCGGTTCTAGCAGCACCGCTGCTTCGAATTCCGACACAACCCTTGGCGCGTCCCTTGGTCGCGTTGCCCTGACTTCTGCCACTTCCTCTGGCGCTGTTGTGACCTATGTTGCTAGCTTCCCAGCTGGTACAGGCACAGGCGCTGTGGTTGAGGCTGGTGTATTTAACGACGCTTCTGCTGGCACAATGCTATGCCGTACCGTGTTTGCTGTTGTCAACAAAGGCGCAGATGACGCCATGAGCATTACATGGGCGATCACAGTTAGCTAAATTTTGGAGTAGTGTTGTATGGTTGATATTGTTACCCGAGCGGGTAAGGGCTCGCCTCTTACAAATAACGAAGTCGACGCAAACTTCACCAATCTAGCGGAAGTATCCGGTATTACCGGTGAACCCATGGGTCATGAAGACCGTACAACCTCCACGATTAGCTTCAACGCATCGACCCGTACGTTCACGATTGCACCTGTAAGCACTAGCTTTACAGTTTGGTGCAAAGGCAAGAAGGTTGTTGTCAGCTCTGCGCAGACCGTTACAATCCCCAATACATCGGGGATGTACTCGATTTATTACGACGCAAACGGCGTTCTTGCTGCAAAAGCTGGCTACTTCACATTCTCTGTAGAAGCCCCAACGGCATACGTTTATTGGAACGCGGCTACCGGAACTTGCCCCTACTTTGGTGACGAACGTCACGGCGTTGTCCTTGATTGGCAGACTCACGAATACCTGCACCGTACGCGCGGCGCGGCCCTAGCTAGTGGCTTCGGTGCAAGCGGCTACACCCTTGGCGGTAACGGTAGTTCCAATGCTCACGCACAGCTGACGCTTGAAGGCGGTACGTTCTTTGACGAGGATATGAAGATCATCGTCACTGCGACCAACACACCAACAGCCGGTACGTGGGAACAAGACCTTCTGAGCCCTGCTCGCATTCCAGTGTTGTATTTGTCTGGCACAGGTTGGGTTATTGACGCACCGACTGACTACCCACTCAAGCAAGGTACTGCTCGTCCTCAATACAACGCACTGTCTGGTGGCGTTTGGTCAACAGCCGACGTCGCAAACAACAAGTACGCCACATCATGGATTCTGGCGACTAACAACCTGACATACCCAGTCATTGCAATCATCGGCCAAGCCGAAAGTGATTTGCAGAGCGCCGCTGAAGCGGTTGACTTTACATCGTTGCAACTTCCCGGCTTTCCTTCAGTGGAATTCCGTCCGCTGTACAGACTCGTTTTTCAGTGTGCCGACAGTTTTAGCAACGCTGTTAAAGCCAGTCTGGTTTCGATCACCGACATCCGCTCGATCGCTGCGGCAGGTGTTGCGGCTTCACTGATAACTGACCACGGTAACTTGTCCGGTTTGTCTGACGACGACCATCCTCAGTACTTGAGCGTTGACACTGTTCGCGGGACTTTGACAGCGGCAGTTAAAGCCAGCTTCTTGCCATCGCAGGCAGGCAATGCAGGTAAGTTCCTGACGACTGATGCCACGTCAACCTCATGGGCTTCGCTGACTAGTGGTAATATTACAACAGCATTAGGGTTTACCCCATACAACGCTACCAATCCCAATGGCTATATCACTGGTATTACATCCAGTAACGTCACTACAGCGTTAGGGTTTACCCCATATAACGCAACGAATCCTAGCGGGTACGTTACTGCCGCAGGCGCTCGCGGCGCGATTTCTGTGACCGGTGCAGGTTCTTATGACTCAGCCACTGGTGTGATTAACATTGTTGGTGGTGTGACTAGTTTCAACACCCGCACAGGTGCGATCACTTTGTCGTCTGCTGATGTTACAACTGCGTTGGGCTTCACACCCTATAACAGCACAAACCCTAACGGCTACCTGACAGGCATCACGTCAACGCAAGTCACAACAGCTCTGGGTTATACGCCTTACAACAGCAGCAATCCATCGGGCTACATCACCGGCATTACATCCGGTATGGTGACAACTGCGTTGGGGTTCACGCCATACGACAATAGCAACCCCTCTGGCTACATCACAAACTCAGCGTTGTCAGGTTATTTGACTTCTGCGTCAGCGGCTAGTACGTATTTGCCTTTGAGCGGTGGAACACTTAGTGGGGCTGTCACAGGAACTACGTTTCAAGGCGGCGGTTGGGGGATTCATCTAAACCCAAGCACAGCAGCAATTCGAGGTAGTGGTGCTTACGGCGGTGCGCTTGCGCTTGTTGACGGGTCTTATGGAATTGCTTTGTGGTCGCAAGTTGGGGTATTGCATTTTGGGTTTGGGTCTAATACGGCTGTTACAGCAAAAGCCACAATGGATGCTAGCGGTAACTTTAATGCTGCTGGTGCAATTACTCAAGCTAGTAACCAAGTCCTACACGCAGGTAACTATAGCTCCTACGCTCTGCCATTAACCGGCGGTACTCTTAGCGGCACATTAGGGTCGGCTCGTAACGACATACAACGTATTCTTGAGACGTACAACACTTCGGCTGGCAGTCCAACACAGTTTTTTATTGAACATAGTTATGGCAGCGTCAACATAGGCAACGCTCGCGGCAACATAAATATTTCATCTGGTTCGCTTTTACACGGTGGTAGCCAAGTCCTCCACGCAGGTAACTACGGCTCCTATGCATTGCCTTTAGCTGGCGGTACGCTAACTGGCAATCGGCCAATTCAGTTTGATACTGTAGGCGGTAGCGTCATCATTAAAGGAGACTCAGGCGGCTGGGGTATGGGCCTTTATTTCAAAGGAACTGATAACGTTATTAAAGGTTCGTTTGGTGCTTTGGGTGGTGGCTCAAGTTTCAGCTACTTGTGGGCAGGTATTGACTACGCTAACACTTGGATGACATTCACGAGTGGCCAGATCAATTCGTCTGTTGCTTTGACTCAGGGAAATAACCAAGTACTACATGCAGGGAACTACAACTCCTATGCGCTGCCTTTAAGCGGTGGAAATCTTTCTGGCGATTTGCAGCTGCTTGGTAACTATCTGCGGTTTGACCAAACCGGTACTCGCTCTTGGAACATGCGCGCCACGGGTGGCAACCTTGATCTGAATTCTGGTGATGGTAACGGATCGTTTAGATATAACGGCGGCGTCATTCTTACGTCAAACACCTACACCAACTACGCATTGCCACTAACCGCCCCCAGCGCACAAACTCTACGTTTTGACACCACAAGCACTGAGCATATTACGTTTCAGAATCAAACATCTGGTGGGGCAATTCAGCTTGGTTTCCAACAGAACGACACCGATGGTCTGCATCATCGTGCGTATTTTAAGTTCTACAAAGGATCAGCCGGTGGTGTAGCCGGTGCAATGGACATTATTATGCGGAGTGTCGGCGGCGGCACTACTACTGATATTCTTAGATTGCAAGCTGGATCAGCCCCGACTTGGGCTGGCAGCACAATGCTCACCGCAGGTAACTACAGTTCCTACGCTTTGCCATTGAGCGGCGGTACGGTATCTGGAGCTGTTCGCATAAACAACCAGCTTCAGGTTGGTCAGAACACAAACGGCACGGCAATTATTGACGCTTTTAGCGGCATTGCTCGATTTGGTCGAGATAGCACTACTAAGGGATTACTGCTCGCTGGTGACAACACTGCAACGCTAACTAGTGATTACGGTTTCCTTCAACTTGGGCCGTTGAACTCAAGCTGGTGCCACTTTCAAACAGACCGTCCAAACTTTTATTTTGACCGTAGTGTTTATGTAAACGGCGATATTTATCAGTACAGCAATAGTGCTCTGTACTTGAATTCAAGCAACTATAGCTCTTACGCACTGCCGTTAAGTGGAGGAACCCTTTCTGGCGATTTACGGGTTAATACCATTCGAGATACTTCTGGTATTTGGGTACTAGGTAAGTATGGTTCAGAAGTTAGCCTTGGATCAGCGGGTGCTGTTAATGAAATTCGCTTTAATAGTTCAGCAGCAGCGGCTTTCGAATACCGCGGTAGTGCGATTCTCCACGCAGGTAATGTAAGTTCATACGCTTTGCCTATAGGCGGTGGCACTGTTTCAGGTCGCACCACATTTGCTGACGGTCTTCGCATCGGCCCAACCCCGGGCGATCCATATGCGTACATCATTACGCGAACAATGCCGTCTGGCGATCCCAACGCCGCCAACGAAGCTACTGAGCTTTTATTGTTCCATTCGAATGATCCATCGAACGGTGCGGGCCCTGATTACATCACGCTTCGCGCTCCCGCGATTCGCTTTCAAACCTACGACAACGCTGCGGTTGCAGACCCAGATGCTAGTGGCGGTTGGAATAACCGGCTTACGATTTCTCCAGCAGGTGCTGTGAACTCTGTAGGAGCGTTGACGCAAGGCGGTAATCAAGTTCTTCACGCTGCGAACATTAATAGCTACATCCCGAACTGGAGTTTTAGCGTCACTGGTAATCACATCGTCCAGCGCGATGGCAATGGTTACATATATGCCAATCACATTAACTTTAATACCGGTATTGAAAATCCAACGATTGACAATTTCATCACTGGCAATGGTGACGGTTGGTCTCGTAAGTCTTCACTAGCTCACGTTAAGAACTCCATCCGTGGAATTGCTGACGGCACTTGGGGTATCAGTGTCACTGGTAATGCTGAGTCTGCTACGCGCTTAATTAACCTTCGAACAATTAACGGCTCAGGGTTTGATGGCACATCAAACATTGACGCTACCGAATGGTTCCATTCGGGTCGCGACTTCCCAAGCGGCACTTTGATTACCACAAACATTAACTACGCGGTCACCTATGGCGATCCGTTTGTATTGGAAATTCGAGGCAACAGCTATGGAAATATTATTCCTCTGGATTTGCAGTATCAGGGTTACATCTACGCCGACACCATCATCAATCATGGCGGGCTTTCAAATGGGTTAATGATTCAGGGCTTGGTTGCTATTAACAACGGCGGCAACCTTTGTTTCTGGTTTCCGAGCCAAGGTTATTGGAACGGCTACAACGTAAAAGTGTATGCAGCATATGCAACCCGCGCCGTAAACCGAGTTACAAGCATTACTGGCACAGGCAAGCCAACAACTGCGAAAGAAGTAGCGCTGACAGCCAGTATCCGTCAAAGTCTGCACAGTGACAACTTCGGTAATTATGCGTTGCCGCTGAGCGGCGGCACTGTAACAGGAACTTTAAATACGAACGGTCGCGTTTCCGCCAACAACGGCACGCTGTTTTTCGGCTCGTTTATTCTTGGTGGGTCGGGTGCATCCTACGACAACTCCACAGGCGCTCGAATGAGTGAAAATTATGGCGCACTATGGAATTTTTCAAACGGCGCTACATGGCATCACCAAATTATCAATGGTTCATCTTTGATTGGTTTTACCGCCGCTGGCGGCAACTTTGGTAACGGGAATCTTGTTGCTTCCGGAAACGTCACTGCATACTACTCCGACGAACGCTTAAAAACAAAAGTCACAACCATCACCAATGCGCTCGACAAAGTCAGGTCGCTTGAAGGTTTTATCTACGTTGAAAACGAGCTAGCCAAGAGTTTGGGGTACACAAACTCCGGTGAGCAGGCAGGTGTTTCAGCGCAGCGTGTTAAAGCTGTATTGCCGCAGGCAGTGTCCCTTGCCCCTGTAGATATGCAAGGCGTTCCTGAGACAGGTGCCATTATTTCTAAGTCTGGTGAAAACTACTTGACCGTGGATTACTCGCGCTTGTCTCCGTTGCTCATCGAAGCCATCAAAGAACAAGATCAAGAAGTTATTGATTTACGTACTCGTGTAGCTCATTTAGAATCCCTTATCAACAGACTCATTGGAGATTAACCATGACCGAAGAAGTAACAACCCCCGAAGTCGTAGAACCAACATTTACGGCTACCTTCACAATCACAGTCAACGCCATTCGTATCGCTACGGTTAACGGTCTTGAGAACACAATCAAGCAAGTAGACTGGACACTTACTGGCGCGGAAGCTGGTCAAACATTTGCTTTACCACAGACAACCAGTTTAGCTGACCCTGCTGCTGAAGGTTTTGTCCCCTTGGCAAACTTGACCGAAGCCGCTGTTGCAGCGTGGATTGAAGCTACAGAAACTCGTTTGCCCGGTATCAAAGCCCACATTCAGTTTGTACTCGATAAAGAAGTTGCTAAGGCTACATTGACTTCAACAGCCATGCCTTGGGCTCCTGCTCCTACAAACCCACCCCCAACACCCGCTGAGTAAGCATGACGCTGCCCGCCTCCGGTAATACGATATCCCTGTCTCAGGTAAACACTGAGCTGGGGCGGTCGGCTACGGCTACGATCGATATGAACGATTCGGCGGTGCGGTCGTTGTTTGGTAAGCCCGGAAGTGGAAACACAATCAGCATGAGCGATGGCTGGGGCAAATCGGCTATTACAATTTCTTTAGCAGGTTTAACGGGTGTTTACGGTCTTGCATATCCGGGTAATACCGCTTTCGCTGAACTGATTTTTAACAGTAATGGAACCATCCAAGCGGGCACCAGCAATGACGGTACTCAAAGTGCGGGTAACTGGGCATCACCTACCACCACTGGAATTGGTTCAAGTTATTGGGTAAGATTCACTGAAACTGCTAGTTCTGGTGCCGGTCAAACCGTATACGGTAGCGCAAGAGGAGTTTGGCACCAAATCTCAAGTACTTTGTATTTCGGTGTATCAAGAACAGCAAATGGCGGGGGCTACCGTACATACACTGTTGAAATTTCCTCTAATAGCGCTGGTTCTAACATTGTGGCAACTAAGACCGGCATTGAACTTTACCCTGAAATAATTTTCTAAGACCATCATGGACAATCAACAAATTTTTAACTTCGTCGTGGCCATTGCCGCGTTCTTGGCCGTGTTTGTGTTCAATCAGGTCACTCGCAAAATCCAGAAATTGGAGGACGATGTGTCTGCTATGCGCGAGCAAATCCTCAAGGACTATGTCCAAAAGGATGACTACAAGGCCGACATCAAAGAGATCAAAGACATCCTGCGCCAAATCTTTGACAAGCTTGACTCCAAGCAAGATAAGTAATAGGATTGTTGTATGGCTACAACAAAGAAACCCAAGCAAAAAACAGTAACGGTTGTGCAACCCGAATCTGTTACGCTGCCCGTTGAGCTTCCTGTGACCCCAGAACCCGAAGTGAAAAACGCAGAACCCACTCGCGGTAGCTTTTTCAACTCCATTAAAACTGCCCTTTCCCGCCTGTTTAGCCGAACCTAAATACGGAGGCCGCCATGAATTGGCTAGCGGCGACTCTCTTGGTTTTCAGCTTAAACACGGAATACCGCTGTGTCCGGTGGACATGGTCTGGGGACGTGTACAACCGCAAGGTAATCTGCCTTGAATGGAAAAAAGTTGAGAAAAAATGATTGATCCCGTAACAGCCCTAGCAGGCATTCAATCTGCGATTAGCATGGTCAAGAAGGCTGCGAAAGTAGCCAATGACCTAGGTTCGCTCGCGCCGATGATCGGCAAGATGTTCGATGCCAAGTCCACCGCGACTAAGGCAATGCTTGAAGCTAAGCGCTCCGGCAAAGGCTCCAACATGGGCACCGCCCTGCAAATCGAAATGGCGCTTGAGCAAGCTCGTGCCTTCGAGGAGGAGCTCAAAATGCTGTTCATGCAGACCGGCAAGATTGACGTGTGGAACAAAATCAAAGCCCGTCAAGCTGAGATGGACAGAGACGACGCCAAAGAAATAGCGGCTATGAAAGCCGCTGAGAAGAAACAAAAAGAAAAAGACGCTGAGATGCAAGAGTGGGCCGTTGCGATTGGTGCGATTGCGTTCCTGTTATTTTTGTTGTTCATCGGCATATATGAAATGGTGGAGTTTTGCAACACCACTAAGCGCTGCGGCAGATGAGCTATGAACGAGTATCAAAAGCAGTTCGACATGTTCTGCAAGGTGTTCTGCTACGGCTGCGCAGCGTGGTGGTTCCTTGGCTTCCTACGCTTTTTGCCAGATGACCTGTCAGACAAGATTGTTAACCTTCTATTGGGGAAGATTGGGTTATGAGAGTCACTCCTTACCAAGCCAACGCCAAGATTTTGTTGGAAACATACCGCATAATTCAGCAGAAGAATCTGCAGGAGCTGCACCGCCTGAACCATCAAAACGAGCAGAATCACAAACTGCAACAAGTGCGCAACCAATGGGCTAGACCCAACTCTGTGGACGTCATGGTATGAGATATTTACTTCTTTTGTTACTGCTGACCGGCTGTGAAGACCGGTACCGCTATTACTGCCAGAACCCTGACAACTTCCATGCTGCACAATGTCAAAAGCCTAAGTGCTTGTTCACACAGCAATGTCCTGAATACCTTGTAGCCCCAATCTTGGAGAAGCAAATCAATGCAACAAACCAGCCAGCCCAACCAACTCCAGAAGCCAGTCCTAACCGCTGAAGACATTGAAGTCCGCATCTGGGGCTTTGTGGTGGTTGCAGTCACCTGCATCCTGTGCTTCATTGTCGTGGCGCTTCTGTATTCGGTGACGTTCGTCACACAGCCAATCAAGTCGATGGCTCCCATCGATCAGGCTTACACGAAGATGCTGAACGACATTGTGTTGTTGATAGTAGGTGGTATTGGCGGTGTGATGAGTAAACGCGCTGTAGGCGCTGCCGCTCAGGCTATGGCTCCCCATCCTCCTACAACGACGGTTACAACGACAACCTCTAGCGCACCAATACCTGTGCAGGCAACGGTGATCTCCCCGCCAGCGGCTTCATCAATCATGCCTAACTTCAACTGGATGGGCTACAAGAACCCAGACCTTGACGAGTCGTGGACTCCCGGGCCTCCCCCAACAACGCCTCCAGAGCACATGGAGCCCGACGACGACCGTGCTGAAATTGCAGCTGCCCGTAAGGAGACCTGATTATGTTTTTGCTATCTCTTCCCCGCTGGGTGTACGCAGTTCTCGCTGTCATAGTGTTGTTCGTCGGCACGTACTTTTTTGGCTATGACAAAGGCTGGAACAAACGGGATGCAGAGATGCAGGCAGAAATTGCCAAGAAGAATGAGGAAGCTCGTCAGACCGAGCAAAAGCTGACTGAACAGATCAACACTACTGCCACTAAACTTCAGGAGACTACAAATGTTGTCAATCAAAAGCAAACTGATCTTAATCGCCTCATTGCTGCTGGCCGGGTGCGCCTCCCCACCCCAAGTTGCGTACAAGCCCCCGCAAGTCCCGCCCCTGCCCCCGCAAATAGCCCAGAAACAAGAAGTGAACCTGACAGACCGACTAACGAAGCTTCTGATGCCGAGCGAGCAACCCTCCAAGCCATCGCAGAAATAGTGGCTCAGGGCGACAAGAACACTGCACAACTGAATGCGTGCATCGACGCATACAACGACGTAAGGAATCTCTTAAATGGTAACAAGTGACCAACTCAAACAAATGCACAT